CCGCTATTAGGTGCCCTCCTCGTTATGGTAAGTCTGTTCTAGTTCTTTTGTTTTTAGCATGGGTTCATGCGCGCAACCCTAAATGTAAAAGCATATACGTTTGTTATAACTTCCAGCTTGCTGTAAAGCAGACTAAGTTCTTAAAAAGGATTATGACGCTTCCAGAATACCAGAAATTATTTGGAATGAAGATACTTCATGACTCTAGATCTAGCTTTGACTTTGAGTTTGATACTGGAGGACAGATTTATGGAGCTGGCGCTGGAGGTACTATTGTTGGTACCGGTGCTGGATTATTTGGCGATGACTTTGGCGGCGTCATTATTATGGATGACATCCAAAAGCCAAGTGATGTTACGTCTGAGAAATATAGACAGAGCACTAGAGACTGGTTTCAAGATACGTTGTCTACTCGAACTAATGACAAGAAAACTCCTATTGTTGGTATTGGTCATGCAATTCATGAAGACGATCTTCTTGAAAACCTTCTTGGCGGTGACAAGCAAGGTCATAAAATTGATCAATATGACTGGAAGCCTGTTATTCTTCCTGCGTTAGACACAGCTGGGAATGCGCTAATGCCTGACATGCATAGCTCTGACATGCTTCTTAAGATGAAGGAAACTAGTCGTTATGTATTTGCGTCTCAGTTTCAACAAAATCCAGTAGCATCTGGAGTTGGGTTATTTCTTGAGGAAGACTTTAAGCCACTGCTTGATGACATACCTAATAATATAGAAGCTACATTCTTAACTGTTGATACGGCAGAAACTGACAAGACCTACAATGATCCTACTGTCTTCTCATTCTGGGGTATATATAAGATACGCATTGGCGAGCATGACACTGGAATGTACGGCATACATTGGATAGACTGCGCAGAGATGTGGATTGAGCCTAAAGATTTGCAGGATGAGTTTCTATCATTTTATAATGGGTGCCTTAGATTCGAAGTCAAACCATCACTAATTGCGATCGAGAAGAAATCTACTGGTGTGACACTTTCATCTACGCTTAAACAGATACCAGGTCTAAGGATTGTTGAGATAGAAAGAACACGAGCAAGTGGAAATAAATCAAGCAGGTTTATTGAGATGCAGTCTTACATTGCACAAAAACGTATGACCTTGCATAGTTTCGGAAAACATACTAGTATGTGTATTGAACATATGAGTAAAATAACCGCAAACGTTAGTCATAGATTTGACGACATTTGCGACACAGCATACGACGCTGTAAGAATGGCTCTCATTGATGAGACTGTTATTAACTTGAATAAGCGCCCACGGAGTGATCGAAAGATCGAGGGCTACAAAGCTTATAGTAAGAAAAGTTTTACAACATGGAATCAAACATAGCTGGGAAGCATCTAAAACAAGTCTCTCGCATTCAGAAGAATGTGGAGGATTCTTGGCAGTATAATCTAAAGAACGTTAATCGTTTCAGAAATCTAAAATCCTTTGTATTTCAAAGCACAGTATCAAAAAATGACAGGGATACCCTGTTAGAAGCAGATAAGCCTGTTGTCGAACTCAATATTGTCGAATCTTATGTTTCTCGCCTTAGAGGGGAGTTTTCCAAACAAATTCCTGAGATTGAAGTGAGGGCTGAAAATGAAGCAGTTTCTTATCAACAAGTTGATGTCATTGAAGGCTATGTTAGATCTATTTTCTGCGGAAGCGAATATGAACACAAGATCGCTAATCCTACTTACAACGATACTCTTTCTGGTGGCTTTTCTGTTTTAAAGGTTACTACAGAATACGAACATGAAGAATCAATGAAGCAGGTAATTAGACTTGAAAAGGTTTTTGATCCTGATCTTTGTGGGTTTGACCCGCTAGCTAGAGAGTCTTCGAAGGCTGATGGCGGTTATTGCTACCAGCTCATACCAAAGTACGAACATGAGTTGGAATTAGAATACCCAGATGTCGATATATCAAAGATTAAAAAGAAGCCATTAGTTGATGTCGATGAACTAAGGTGGGCTTATTCTGATGATATGAGTCAGAGTGACATTTATTACGTTGCTGACTATTACGAAAAGAAATATACCTATGAGACCATGTATCTCGTCTCTGACCCAATGAATCCAGACGCAGAGCACACTTTGTGGAAGGACGACTATAATGAGTTAATTTCTAGCTGGGACAGTATTCAAGAGCCACCACAGATCCTTAAAAAAGCTCGTCGCAGAAGAACAAAGATATATAGATATAAGTTCATTCAAGACGTTCTAATTGAGACGCCAGAAGAGACCGACTACGATCATCTACCTTTAGTATTTGTAGACGGTAACTCAGTCCACATTGAAGGCAAGCAGATTACGCGCCCTTATATATATAATGCAGTAGATTCACAAAGAATTAAGAATCTTGCTGCAAGCTCTATGGTCAATGATATTGAGAATATGCGTCAGACAGATGTTCTGATAGCTAATGAAGCTCTGCCTTTGAATCAAGAATTCATGCAGGGTTGGTTGAACCCACAGAAAACAAAGGCTTCATTGATTTATAATCACTTGAGTGAAGATGGCGAGCCGTTGCCTGCTCCGCAAATATTCCCAAGATCGCAAATCAATCCAGCTTTTGCACAGATCAATCAACTTCAAGACCAGACATTACAACATATTCTTGGGAGCTATGACGCTCAGCTCGGCATTCAAGAGCAGCAACTTTCAGGAGTTGCCATTGTTGAGGGAGCTACTCAGTCCAATAACGCGGCTATGCCGTATGTTATTAACTATATAGCGTCACTTAACCAAGTAGCTAAGATCATTGTTAGTTTACTTCCTAAATACTACAAGACACTTAGAACTATTCCTGTTGTCTCGCCAGATGGTAAGCGTGAATATGTGACCATTAATAACCAACAGTCTCAAGAGCCAATTATGATGGATTTCACAGGTAATGACCTGATGGTTTCTTTGAGGGCCGGGGCTAACTTTGATGTTCAGAAGAACAGATCATTGAAAACAATTGTTGAGCTCATGAGGGTATCTGAGTCATTCAAAGCGATGGTTGAGGCTAAAGGCCTACCAATTCTGATAGACAACGTAGACATCCGTGGTCAGCAACAGTTGAAACAAATGTCTGAAGAGTTTATGCAGGAAATGGAACAGAAGTCTGCGCAGCAACAGAATCCTCAAATGGAGATGCTTAAAGCGCAAGTCCAGATTGAGCAACAAAAACTGCAGCTACAGGCTAAGAAACAGCAAGGTGATTTTGCCGTAGCTCAAGAGAAGTTACGACAAGAACAGGTGAAGATGGCAGAAGAGGCCATGCAGATGCGTACTAACGCTCTAATTAGATTAGAGGAAGCTCAGAATGAAGCCGATAGAACTGCGGCAGAGCTTGCTATTAAACAGTCTGATCATCAGCTAAAAATAGCTGAGCATCAGATGGATATGATTTCTAAAAACTTTGATATTTAGGAGATAAGGAAATGCCAGAAGGTAAAGGATACTCAATCAACGCTCAGAAACCTACAATGGGCAAGCAAACAACCGGCGGAAGCGAAGTTCATAACCGAATGAAACCAAAGGTCATGAAGTATGATACGGCTAGAGATAGTGGCGCAGGTACTGACAACAAAAAAATGTATAAGTCTAAGACTGGCGACATGAAAAAAGGCAACATGTCTTACTAGTTGACAAACATATACACAGTTCGTGTATAATCATTTAAACGATCAGCTTTGTTCATAGATGAAGATGGCTGATCTAGCCACGTAGGCTTAATACGGCATTACTGGCCCACTCAGGAATAGTGGGACTGCGTTATCAGTTAAAACTATCCATGACTCGCATGTTAACGAAGGTGTACCAGGACCGGGTAATAGTCAAAGAGGGAATTTATGACTGAAGCTATGGAAGGCCAAGCTGCTTCTCCTATGGAGAATAGCGCGCCAGCGACTGTTAATAATCAGGTTTCTGAACCTGTTCAATCTGCTCCATCACAGGAAGTAGAGAGTTCAGCTCAGGAAAAGATGATTCCTCAATCTAAAGTTAATGAGATTGTACAAGCACGTCTTGCTAAAGACCGTGAGGTATCTGCTCGTAAGCAAGAACAAGTTCCAGAACAACAGCCAAATGTAGTAGAGCAACCAAGTGTTGCGCCTGACATTAGCCAAGCTGTTTCTACTGAACTTGAGAAACGTCTACAACAGATGCAAGCAGATCAACAGCAAGAAGCCGCTTTGAACGAAGCCAAGAAAACCTTGGAATCTCTACAAACTAAGATTGATGAAGCAGCTACAAAATATGAAGACTTTGAGGACGTAACAAAGGATGTCCCCTATTCTTCTTTTCCTGGATTGTTGACCGCCGCAAATTCTGTAGAAAACTCTGGTGATGTTTTATATCACCTTGGGAAGAATCCATCTAAGATGCGAGAACTGGCCTCAAGCTTTCAACCTGTAGTTGATCCATATACTGGACAGCAGGTTGCAAACCCAATGGCGCAAGTTGCTATGAAGGAATTAAGACAATTGTCTGAGTCCATGCGTAACAACGAGCTCGCAAAACAGAAAGATCGACCAAGAGATCCACTTAGTCAAATACGTCCCTCGAATGTTGGAAGTGACAGTGGCAGAGGTTCTATTTCAGAACTTCGGAAAAAATGGTTAGCTTAATATAAGCACCTAATAGCCACTGTTTAAATCTTATTACAAATTTGAGGTTATAAAACAATGGCTACATCTGATAATATTTTACAACAGGTTATTACTTATCAAGAGTCTTCTCTTGCATTACTAATCAACCAAAACCCATGGATTGCTACTGCAAACAAAAAGTTTAACAACTTTGATACGTTTGCTGGCAACTTGGGTGATACGGTTTCTTTTGATCTACCTCCACGTTTCATCGCTAACTCTACTTTGGTTGCTACCTTCCAAGGCGCAGAACAACGCGTACAAAACTTGGCAGTTGATCAAGCTGAAAACGTTGCGTACAGCTTCTCTGCTCAACAATTCATTTTCAATGTTGACGAGTACATGGATAAATTTGGTCGCGCTGCTATCAATGAACTTGGTAGTCGTGTAGGTCAAAACGTTGCACAGAATGCGGTTAATAACACGTACCGTACCTTTAACGTCCCAGCTCCTGCTTCAAACACGATTACTCCAATTAACAGTTATCAACAATACGCTCAAGCATTGGCAAACTTCCGTAACTTTGGTTCTCCAAATGCTGAAGCTGAAGTTTACGTTAGTGACGTATCTATTCCTTCTGTTGTTGGAAGCGGCTTGAATGAATTTGCGGTAGATAGAAATAATGAAATCGCTAACTCTTGGATGCTTGGTAAATTTAGCAACGCTGAATTCTATAGCTCTAACTTGTTACCAATTCATACTGCTGGTTCTGCTGGTCAATCTGGCGACGTACTTACTGTAGACTCTATTGATGTTACAGGTACGATGGTTACATTGAGTGGCGCTTCTAGTGATGTAGACACATATAAAGCTGGCGATATCATTACATTTGCTACAGCTGGTTATGACGCAGGCTCTGCTGCAAACTCTCTATATTTCTTAGGGTTCACTGGCCATCAACAAACTGCACAGTTTGTACAGGCTCGTGTTGTTGCAGATGCTGATGCGACTGCTGGTGTTGCAACCGTTGAGGTATTCCCAGCATTAATTTCTGACGTAACAAGTGCTAACAGCAATATCAAT